CAGCTTTTTAAAGTCCGCAGTGTTGCGGTTTTCGTAGAGATAGGACACCGTGAACAGCATGGCTGTCCGTGTGGTGTCCTCGTTCTCCTCGAATTGTTCTTCTGTCATTCTGCCGACATCCATACAGAGCTTTTTGGCAGTCAGCAGAAGGTCAGAAATCAGTCTGTCGTCCTCGTCAAAATCTACACGGAGATAGTTCTTAGCCTCTTTCAGTGTAATCATGAAGATTTCTTGATGCTCAGAACCTTGACAGCTTCCGGCAGGATGAGCTTGCCGTCAACTCTCTGGCTTGCAAGGAAGCCAATCTGACCGTTCATAGCGAACAGTTCATTTAGACGCTTCATGCTTCTGCCCTGACGGTCAGCAATCCAATAGTACGAGAAATCGCCGAAAGCAATGGGTTTCTGGTTTGCGGCAAGTGCAGGCGCATACACGGAAGTCACATACGGACGGTTCAGAATTGTGTCAGGCTGACCGACTGTTACGCTGGGCTGCCAGATATAATTTCCGGTGGAATCCTTGAGCTTGCGGAGAACCTTGATGGTCTGCTCATTCATAATCCAGACTGCCTTTTTACGGTAGGGAGATTTCAGTGAATAGAACAGTTCAATCACATCATCAAAAGTGATAGCCACACCTGCTGTTGCGCCAACTTCTGCACCGCCGGTCGCATTGAAAATGCCAGTAGGCTTGCCCTTGCCGTCACCGATAAGAAATGCTTCTTCTTCCTTTGTGCCGATTCTTCTTGCGAATTCCTTAGCGATGTATGCCGGAAGGTCAAAAACAGAATCGTTGAGCAGTTCTTCGGAGATTTTGATAGCCGTACCAACCTTGTAGGCAGACAGCGAAATCTGACCGAAAGCATCATCGGAAAGGGAATAAGATTCTTCCTCTTCAAGCCACGCCGCTTCGCCTTTCTGGGTAATCACAGGAATTTTGCGGTCACCGTTGGAAGTCTGGATGCGAGTTGCAAGCGGACGGAATACATTTTCTTCTTCGAGTGCTTCAATCAGCTTTTTCTCGAATTCGTCCGGCACAAGATAGCCGCCTTCGGAATCCGTACCGACCTGCAAATCATTTCTGACATCAATCCAGTTGCGGTTGCGGATGTTGTTCCAAAAAGCCGCCTTGTATTCGTCAGTTGCAGTTGATGCTTTTTCGGGAGCAGTCACATGAGTGCCGGGCATTGTTACAACGGGCTGTGTGGTAGCAGCATTCATTTTCTGTTTGAGATTTTCGAGACGTGTCAGACGGTCAATTTCCCTGTCGAGGGCAGTAATGCGATTTTCCATTGCGGTGTAGGTATCTTCATCTTCTTCAGAAAGAGTACCGCTGTCATCTCTGCGTTTGGTGTCAAGGAAATTTTTTGCCTCATCCCAGAGTTTCGCTCTTTTTTCCATAAGTTCCTGAATGGTCATGATAAATTCCTCCTTTTATCGTTTGAGAAGTGCCAGTCTTTTTTCAAGCTGGTCGATGGGTGTACCCTTTTGGGGCTTGTACAGTGCGGACAGTTTCTGCATCAGGCTGTCCATCGTTTTTGCAGAAGAATAGGACATAGCAGTCAGATTTTTTTCTTTCGGCTTGTCATCTTCCTCCTCTTCGGGTGTATCTTCCTCCGGAGTTTCCTGTTCAGGTTCTTCCTCCGGTTCAGATTCAGGCTTTTTCTGCGGTTCGTTCTTTGCAAACAGAATCCCGTCTACAAAGCCGAGATTCAGGGCTTTCTTGGCATTGAGCCATGTTTCTTCATCCATCATGTGTGCGATTTTGGCACGACTCAGACTGGATTTTTCTTCGTATGCGTTGATAATCCCTTCCTTGATTTCATCGAGAAGGTCAATTGCTTTTTCCATGTCAGCCCTGTTTCCCATAGCAATTGTGGCGGGATTATGAATCATCAGGTAGCCAGTCGGGGAGATGAGTGTTTCATCACCAGCCATAGCCACTACGCTTGCCGCAGATGCCGCAATACCATCAATTTTGACCGTAACTTTGCCCTTGTGATTGCGGAGCATGGTGTAAATTTGACTCGCTGCGAGGCAATCTCCACCTGGTGAATTCAACCAAACGGTCAAATTCCCGCTAACTTTAGCCAGTTCATCACGGAAGATAGCAGGAGTAATTTCATCGCCCAGCCAGCTTTCTTCCGAAATAGGACCGTTAAAAATCAGCTCTGTTTCGTTGGTTTCTTCATTTTTTACCCAGTTCCAGAATTTCCTGCTCATTCTGAATCAGCCTCCTTTTCATAATTCACGCCGATGTAATCAAGGACTTTTCCCAGTCCTAAGCCATTTTTATCCGGCTGCCAGATGCCGTCCACTTCTGCACCGCCGTGAATACAGTAATCATAAATTTTCGGATGTGTTTCTGCTAATTTCTGAAATCTGTTAGGCTGTTTTTCGAGGTGACAGCCGAACATACAGAACATACAGCCGGTTCGCTGTGCGCCAGTGGTGTAATATTTTCCACTATCGTCCTGCAAAATATCGCCATATACAGACGCATACGGCACTTGGTATTTCACCAGATATTCGAGAACATCCTGCTCCGTCCAGAAAGACATCGGCTGTGACATCGGTCTTTTGGCATCAAAAGCGTTACAGCCGTGAATCAGCCAGTGTTCCTTTCGTAAACGGCTTTCAGAAGCCATTGTCGCTACAATTGGCACTCTGCCTGTCTCTTTTTCGTACTGTTTCAGCGGATTTTTCTTCATCACTGTACAGCATTCGGAAGAACAGTTGAAAGGAGCATCAAGCAGAAACTTCCATTTTTCGCAGTTGAACTGACTTTTATTGCCGTTTTTATCAACTGCCAGTCCGCAGAGTTTCAGATAATCGCCGTGAGTGGCTTCACGTCCCTCAGCGACAGCCTTTTTTGCATACTGCACACGTCTGCTGACTTCTTTGGAAACAACAGGGTAGCCATATTTTTCAATGACCTGCCGGAAGTTCATCTTTGGTCGGAGAACAGTTACATTATCAAAATTTCTCATGAAATTATTAATTTCGGGATACTCTAATCCAGTGTTAACGTACACGGCTGGAATATCGGAAAGATAAGGAATACTGCGGATAATATGCAAAAGGCAGGTAGAATCCTTGCCAAAACTCACTGAACAGTATACCATGCCGTCATAATGATTGTACCAGTCCAGCAGTCTACGCTGTGTCATGATAATTTTGATATCCAGCGGAAGTGACTGCATCTGGTACAAGTCACTGATTTGATGTTTCATTTTCATCCCCCTCTATCAATTGTTTTATCTTGGCTTGCTTTTATAGTGAAGGAATATTCTTCTTTCAGTGGATTGGTCTCTCCATATTTCAGAACTTCCTCAATCGGAAAATTTAGGTGAGCAAACTCCCCTTGATAACGTAAAGCTGCTAAATCACGTGTCAGTGCGGCATCTTTAGCACATTTAAAACTGCCTAACAGATATGTTATTCTTTTTGCAGTAACTCTTGCAATAAACGCTTTGTCATTTTTGTTGAAACAAACCCCAATATACCCACTGGTATTGTTAGATTGACGTTTGCGGTTGTACATATTTTCAATATGGGTAGCAAGCCTAAGATTACTGCGACGGTTGTTAGATGGATTTCTATCCGCATGATCCACAATACACTGCGGAAAACCCATCAGAAATTGATGAAGACTGATGACACCTTCACTTGAGTCATATGCACTCACATAGCCATCACACTGAACTGACCACTGATGTGTTTTAACCAAATCAACATCGGCACTATCAATAAAAAAAGAGCGTTGGTTTTTCACCCTAACTTCTGTGTAATCACCATGATTGATGTAGGTATTACATCTTTTGCAGGATTTCGTATGACCCGACCTTAAATAATACCCTCTGACAATCACTTCATTTCCACAATCACATACGCATCTCCACGCAATCTGACCGTCAATTTTTCCAGATTCTCCAATAACAGTTAAATTGCCAAACTGTTTGCCTGTCATTTCAATTTTTTTACTCATTTGATTCACCATCGCTTTCGTTTTTTTCCTGATAAGCAGCCCCAGCGTCTTCCAATTTTGTGAATGAGCCATTACAGAGATACAGATTACCTCCCAGTTCATCCGGAATCATATTCATATCTTCAAGTTCACGGATATCGTTCGCTGACATCCAGCCATTCTGCCGAGCTGTTGCGTAGCCCTGCATTCTGCTTGTATAATCACCACGGAGCAGACCATCGACATTGAATTTGATAAAATACTGCTTTTTTTCAGAATCTGAAAGCAGTGCTTTCTGCATTCCCTGTTCCCAGCGTACAAGCCACGGGTCAAGCGTGTATTTGACAAATTCCAGCGATTGTTCTGTGATATTACTGAACGTAGCGTGTTCTAAATCGCCAATCATGTGAAGCGGCACTCTGTACAGCCTTGCGATTTCCTCAATCTGAAACTTCCTCGTTTCGAGGAATTGAGCTTCATTATTAGGAATACTGATAGGAGTATATTTCATGCCCTCTTCGAGAACTGCTACTTTGTGGGCATTCCCTGAACCGTAGGCTTTCCGCCATGCATCACGGACACGCTCCGGATTTTTGATAACGCCCGGATGTTCCAGCACCGCAGAAGGCGATGCACCATTCGCAAAAAATGTCGCTCCGTATTCATCACAGGCAG